GACGAAGAGACGATTATACAGATGGAACTATCCGTATACCGATCGAGTCACCGAACCAATAATTAGGAGAAAAATATGGCAAATACATCAGCAGTGTGTACCTCTTTTAAAGTAGAATTACTTCAAGGAGATCATAATTTTACTACTTCAACTGGAGACACATTTAAAATTGCTTTGTATACAAGTTCAGCGACTCTAGGAGCAGCGACTACTGATTATAGCGCATCTAATGAAATTACCAATACGTCCGGCACAGCTTATACGGCGGGTGGAAAAGCATTAACCATTGCTACTTCGAGTCCAACGTCTACAGGGACGACGGCATGGGCAAACTTTGATCAGATTTCATGGACATCCGCTTCATTTACCGCTAACGCATGTTTAGTTTACAACACCACAACTGGGACAAGCACTTCAACTACTGAGTCTTGTTTTGCAGTTGCATTTGGTGGAGATAAAACAGTTTCAAGCGGAACTTTCACAATTCAATTTCCAACGGCTGACGCTACCGACGCAATTCTGAGAATAGCGTAAGGAGGAACTCCTTATGTCTACAGGATGGGGACGATTAACCTGGGGCCAAGCAGGGTGGGACGAAGCCACAACTATTACAGAAGGTTGGGGTCGACTTGCCTATGGAGCTCAAGGATGGGGAGATTCTCCTCAATTTACCATCACTGGTGTTTCAGCTACTGCTTCACTCGGAACTCTTACTGTTGAAGTTCAACCTGGTTGGGGTACTTTAGACTGGGGTGAAAACGGCTGGGGTAGTGTTGATGAGGCCACTGAAACTTTAACTGGACAATCTGTTACTGCTGCTGTCGGTTCTCTTACTACTGAAACCGCTTATATCCTTTCTGGAGTTGCAGCTACTGCTGCCATTGGAAGTGTAACAGTCACTCAAGATGTTGATGACTTTACTTTAACTGGTGTATCAGCAACCGTATCCCATGGTAACGTATCCATTAATGATGGTGCGGATCATCAACAAGGATTATCAGGCCAAGTTGCAACCGCTGAACTAGGAACTCCTACTTTAGATTTAACTACTTATGCAAGTTTAACCGGAGTAAGTGCAACTGCTTCTGTTGGATCGGTGAATATTACCGAAGAAGAATTTATAACTCTGACCGGTCAAGCGGCTACGGCTGAGTTAGGAACCCTAACTCATGA